GGGCGCTAAGGGGTCGGTCAAGTTCAGACCCTCCGGCCACATGCCCCCCGTGATATATCCCCGCTGCGAGCGCAACGCCGCAGCCTTCCCCGCGCAAGGCGGTGCAACATGGCTCAAGGTGGTGCGCGTGCTCGATCCGGCCCCCCGCCGGACCCGAACGCACTTCGACGCGATCGCCCGTCCGACCTGGCTGGGTGGACGACGCTGCCGGCCGAGGGTCGCTTGGGTGATCCGCCCGAGTGGCCGCTGTCCCCGAAGGCGTCGGCCCGTGAGGTCGAGGTCTGGGCTTCCGAGTGGGCTCGCCCGCAGGCTGTCCAGTGGGAGCGCGACGGATCGACTCTCGAGGTTGCCCTCTATGTGCGCCGGCTGACTGAGGCCGAGGCGCCGGGCGCGCCGACGAACCTGGGCACGCTGGTCAAGCAGCTCATGGAAGGCCTCGGGATCTCGCAGGATGGCCTCGCTCGTCGTCGGTGGAAGATCGCCGCCGATCAGGTCGCCGCTCAGCGTGAGGCGTCCGAGCCTGCCGGCCAGTCTGCGCGCGACCGCTTCAAGGTCGTGACTGATGTCGAGCCCGGAGCCTAGTTACCGCGTCGACTTCCCGACCCTGTTCGTCGCGGTCGACTGGATCGAGGCTCACTGCGTCATCCCTGACGGCTTCTCTCGTGGGCAACGGTTTGCGCTCTCGGGTTGGCAGGCGTGGGACACGCTGAACCACTACCAGGTGAAGCCGTCTGCGACTCGTGGGCAACTCGCGCCCGCGTTCTACTTCCGCCGCTCTCAGACGGTGCGACCGCAGAAGACGGGCAAGGGTCCGTTCACCGCGGCGATCATCTGTCTCGAGGGTGTCGGCCCGGCGCTGTTCGACGGCTGGGCTCGCGGTGGCGAGGTCTATGACTGCCGCGACTTCGGGTGTGGCTGTGGGTTCGTCTACGCCTACGAGCCGGGCGAGGCTATGGGCATCCCGTGGCCGACTCCGCTCATCCAGATCACAGCGACGTCGAATGAGCAGACGGACAACATCTACGACGCGCTGCGTCCCATGATCCAACTCGGGCCGCTGGCTGAACTGATCCCAAAGACGGGCGAGGAGTTCATCCGACTTCCCGGCGCGGGGCGCATTGACACCGTGACGTCATCAGCCAAGTCCCGCTTGGGTGCTCGCGTGACGTTCGTGCCGCAGGACGAGACGGGCATTTGGACCGAGTCGGCCGGCATGGTGCGCGTCGCCGAGACGCAGCGTCGTGGCCTCGCTGGCATGGGTGGCCGCGCGTGGGAGACGACGAACGCATGGGACCCGGCAGAGTTGTCGGTCGCCCAGCGCACGTTCGAGTCCTCCGCCAAGGACATCTTCCGAGACTTCCCGCAGGCACCGTCGTCGCTGTCGTTCGCCAACAAGGCCGAGCGCCGCAAGATCCTCCGCTACGTCTACGCCGGCTCCCCGTGGGTCGACCTCGACGCGATCGAGGCTGAGGCGGCCGAGCTCATGGAGCGCGACCCGCAGCAGGCCGAGCGCTTCTTCGGGAATCGGCTGGTGCAGGGCTTGGGCGCGTGGCTGCCTGACAAATTGTGGGAGTCGACGTGCTCGACATAGCGCTCGGGTTCGACGGTTCGCAAACTGACGACTGGACGTGCATCCGCGCCGAGACGCGCGAGGGCGTCCTGTTCACCCCGACCTATGGCCCGGACAAGCGTCCGACGCTGTGGAACCCCGCAGAGTGGGGCGGCATCATCCCCCGCGGCGAGGTCAATGCGGCGGTGTCCGAGCTGTTCGGGCGCTACCGGGTGACGCGGATGTACGCCGATCCGCCGTGGTGGCAGTCCGAGGTTGACGCCTGGGCGCTGGAGTTCGGCGACAACGTCGTCATCCCCTGGCCCACCTACCGGGTGTCGCAGATGCACGCGGCCCTCGAGCGGTTCGTGACGGACCTGACTGCCGGCTCACTGACGCACGACGACTGCAAGGTGTCGGCGACTCATATCGGCAACGCGCGCAAGGCGGCGAAGGCCGGCGAACGCTACATCCTGTCCAAGCCCGCGGGCGCCTATCACCAGAAGATCGACGCCGCCGTGACGTCGGTCCTCGCGCACGAGGCCGCGTCCGACGCCCGTGCCGCTGGGTGGGGCAACGAGACCGAGTCCTACGCCTACGTGTTCTGACGACCCGAGAAGGAGGCCCCGTGGCTCTGACCGCCAAGCAGGCCACCGCCCGGGTGAACACCCTGTACGCCGAACTGAAGACCCGCCGCGGCCCGGTCGCCAATCGGGAACGCTACTTCAAGGGCGACCAGCCGTTGCGCTACGCATCCCCGGAGTTCCGCCGCTTCCACGGCGAGCGGTTCGAGGGCTGGTCGGACAACTGGTGCGGCGTCGTCGGTTCAGCCGCTCCCGAGTTGACCGAGTTCGCGTCAATCCACCTGGGCGAGGATGCCGACGACCTGTCGAGCGACGAGCGGGTGCTGCTGCGCGATTGGAACATCAACGACGGCCAGTCGAAGTCGTCTCAGGGGTTCCTGTCTGGGGCCGTCACGTCGCGCTCGTTTGCGATGGTGTGGGGCAATCGTGACGACGAGCCGGTCCTGACGTGGGAGCACGCTTCGCAGGTCATCGTCGCCTATTGGGCTGACGGTTCGCAGCGTGACCAGCTCAAGGCGTGGGTGGAGGACGACAAGGAGTTCGCCACCTACTTCGCCGAAGACCTCGTGTGGAAGTTCGAGCGGCCCAAGTCGCTGGCGTCTTACGCATCGTCCGGGCTTGTCCTACCGTCGTCCTACGCTCAGGATGGCGGATGGTCGCCGCGCCAGGCCGCGTCGGATGACACATGGCCGCTGCCGAACCCGCTGGGCGTCCTCCCGATCGTGGAGTTCCCCAACCGGCCACTGCTCGGCGATGGTCCCATCTCGGACATCGAGGGGACGATGGCGGGGCAGGATGCTGCGAACCTTATGTGGGCGTACCTGTTCGGCGCCGCCGACTATGCGTCGATGCCGGCGCGCGTCGTCATGGGTCAGGAGCCGCCGAAGGTTCCGATCTTGGACGCGAACGGGCAGAAGGTCGGCGAGGCGCCGATCGACGTCGAGCAGTTGACTCGCGGTCGGATGCTGTGGCTCACGGGTCAGAATACGACCATTGGTCAGTGGGACTCGGCCAAGCTGGACGTGTTCACGGGAGTGATCGACACCCTCGTGAAGCACATCGGCGCGCAGACGAAGACGCCGCTGAACTACTTGGGCGCGCTGTCCAACGTGAACGGCGAAACGCTCGACGGGCTCCGCACGCCGCTGCACATGAAGGTGCGCGACGGTCACAAGCACCTGTCCGGCCCACAGCGCGAGACGTTCCGGCGCATGGCCCTTGTCCGCGGCAACACGGCTGTGGCCGAGGCGTGCCGGACTGCGGTTATCGGGTGGAAGAACCCGGAGACCTCGAGCGACGCGCAGACGTCCGACGCGGCGCTGAAGGACAAGCAGATCGGCTGGTCCGACGCGGGCATCCTCGAGCGCCGCTATGGCATGGGTCAGCAGGAGATCGACAAGGAACTCCAGCGCCGCGAGGAGCAGGCGTCCTCAGACCCGATCCTTGGTGCGGCTCGTGCGCTGACGGGCGGCGCGGGTGCTCCCGCAGGCGGTCTCTGACCACTACCGGGCGCAGCAGCGTCTCATCGTTGCCACGCTGGGCCTGACCCGGCGCGAGTGGTCGACGATCGGCTCGGACTTCGACGCAGGGTGGGCGCGGGTCGGGCCGAGGCTGGCCTTGCTCACGGCGTCGGCACAGTTGGGCGCGGCCCGCTCGGGCGCCTCCTATGTCCCGGCGTCGCTGGCTCAGGTCGGCGCGTCGCCCGAGTCGGTAGGCACGGTTCGACCGGAAGGTTTCGCCGGTATTGCGGCAGATGGGCGCGAGCTCGAAACGCTGCTCTACGGGGCCGTCGTGAAGGCACGCGAGGCCAATGCCGACTCGCTAGATGAGCGGCTTCGGATCGGCGGTCAGTGGCTCGACATGGCCGTTCATACGACCATTGCGGACACGGCACGAAGCGCGGCGAGTGTCGCCATCGCGTCCACGCCGAAAACGGGTTGGATTCGGCACGTCAACCCGCCCTGCTGCCAGCGGTGCGCAGTCCTGGCTGGCAAGTTGTTCAAGTTCAATCAGGGCTTCGAGCGGCACCCCCGGTGCGACTGCTTCCACATTCCCTACGCCGAGTCCGACCCCTTCGACCCGGGCGTATACATCGGCCCTGATGACGTCAAGGACCTGACGAAGGTGCAGCGCCGAGCGATCGGCGACGGCGCCGACATGAACCAGGTCATCAACTCCCGGCGCGGTCGATCCGCTGACGGGCTCTACACGTCCGAGGGCACGACGCGCCGAGGGTGGAACTCCTACGTCAAGCGCGAACTAGCCAAGCAGCGCGGCGAGGTGGCCCGCGAGACGGCGACCAACGTGGGCCGGCGCGGCTACGTCAAGAACTACGTCGTGCGGCGATCCGGCCCGCGACCGACCCCCGAGGCGATCTACAAGTTCGCCTCCAGCCGCGAGGAAGCCGTGAAGCTCCTCGCCGCGAACGGCTACATCGTGGCCGACCTGTCCAAGGTCGCCCGCATGGCCCTCTAGAACTTCCCGAGACGCGAGGTCTTGGGCTGACTCCGAGATGGAGACACAAATGTCCGACCCCACCCCGACCGACGCACCGCAGAGCGCAGCGGACCCCGCCGCTGGGGGCAACCCCCAGAGCCAGCCCGAGACGGACTGGCAGGCGAAGTTCGAGGCGCAGCAGAAGGTGAACCGCGACCTCGAGACCAAGTTCAACGGTCTCCGGGACTCGCAGGCGACGCAGGCTCAGGCAATCGCCCAGGCGCTCGGCATCAAGCCCGAGGACACGCCGGACGTGTCCGTGCTCGCCGCCACCGTGGCGACGCTGCAGGACCAGTTCACCCAGACTCAGCTCGCCAACACCGTGCTGACCGTGGCTGCCGAGAACGGCATCACCGCGGCGGCGGACCTCGAGCTGCTGCGCTCGGTCAAGGACGAGTCGACGATGCGGACCATCGCGGCCCGCATCGCCGCCACCAACGGGACGGACACCCCACCCATCACCGCGCCCGGCCCGCGCCCCGACCTCACTCAGGGCGCAGCGGGCACCCCTGCCACCGGTTCGCCGGAACAGGACTTCGCCAACTTCCTCGGCCGCCAGATGGCCGGCTGAACCCCACCTGACCAAGGAG